CATATCTTCTACTGGTTTATTCTTGTACCTGTACCTGTGTTGATACTTAATCATATTACCTTGACAGTATGCTATAAAACCTTCCTTACCTAGTACCTGCTTGATGTAGTCAATACACTCTACACCACCTAAGTTGTAGTGCGCTGGGCGGTTTACAGGATCGTAGGTATCTTCCTCTTCTGGTTTATTCATACTAGCAGTTTCCTTCTGTCTTAGTCCACTTATCTATTGTGTAAACGTTACCTACTTTAGTCACGCTTACACTCTTATCAGGTAACATCTCTTCCATGTCAATACCCATAAGCTCATTTCTACGCTCTTCTACTATTTCATACACTTCGGGGAACTCTTCTGCTACAGATAGAAACGCAGACATCATAGTTACTACGTCTAGCATGTGAGCTTTGATCCTCTTTGGTACGTCACCCTCTGGATGTACAATCATAGAGGTGTTTATCTCACCTTGCCAATCATCTCCGTCTTCCCAGTTAATAGCACGTATGATTAGTGCCATCTCACCAGGGGCTAGGTCTGTCTTTGGTTTATTACCCATTAGGTTCTCCTCTTTCCTTTAAGGGATATCCTATCTAACCTGATAGGCTTGCCTCTTTCTTTTAACCAGGACTCAGGTATGACACGATTGGCCCACTTGAATCCGTTCTTGTCGCACCACTCAAAGTACCTAGACTTAGCACCTTTGTATAGCTTACCTTTAGCATTGCTGAATACAAAACGTATGTCTAGCTCTGGGTGTTGCTTCTGTATCTCTAAGTGTTTGCGCCTGTCTTCACTATCAAACATACCTTTGCTCTCTATTATGATGCCGTTGTCTAATACGAAGTCTGGTGTGTAAGTTCTATATCTTAAGTCTTCCCACTCAATCTTTAGTGACTCATACCTGACTTTCTTTTGACAGTCTTTGAGTACCGCAGCGATGTTCTTCTCTAAGCCGCTGCGGTATTTACCTTTATTGTGGAACTTCAACGTGTATATAGTCTACCATTGGAGGTGCTTTTGCTTTAGACATTACAGAGGGAAGAGTCTGTAACTCAGGCCAGCAACGCTTCTTGTAGTCACAGAAGCCACACATCTTACTAAGCTTTATATTACCAGTAAGTTTAGTACGGAATGTCTCAGGCTCTGATTCAAAGCAACGCTTAAAAGGTTTGTCTTCATCAATGTAAGATACTGTATCCTTCATCTCACCTAAGACTTTATCTTTATCTACGTTAGCAGCAGAGACATACTTGAAGTCTCCATTGACTTTGTTGATTACCCACCAGCCACCTACAGGAGCGTCTTCTGCTTCTGCATAGCCTACAAGCTGTGGTATGTAGCCAAACCCATCACCAGAGTTGAGAGCTTCAAAGCTAGAGAACTTATTCTCATAAGACCAAGGAGAGGCAGACTTAACGTCATCTACCTTACCGTCTAGCTTCATGTCGTACTCGCCATTGATCTTACGCCCATCTAAGTCAAGCGTAACCTTTGCATTGTCTTCAAAGTCAACACCAGCGCCACGTAGTATGCCTTTAAAAGCAGCCTCTACAATGTCACCAATCATCATCATCATTAAGAAGCGGGGTGGGAAAGCTTCCTTATGCTCTGGCTCATTCTTATCAAACCAAAGCTGGCAAGTAGGACGCCCAATGTTGGACATCCTTAGTCTAAAGTCACCCCTTGGACCACCGTTGAATTGCTTATTCATAGCATCTCCAACGTCAGACACAACCTTATCAATTATGCTTTGATCCATACCCTTTTTACCAGCAAGAACAGAGTTCATGTAGGTGTGAAGGGATAGCTCAGCAGGGTGATCCATCATTAAAAGTCCTCCACATCAACGATAGACGCAACGATCTCCTTTTCATCATCCTCTATGTCTTGCCTATTGTTCTCATCCCACTTAGATAGGATGCCAGTATTAGTAACTTCTACAAACTCCAAGAACTCTTTGAGTACTTCATTATCACCCTCTTGTACATCTACGAAGTCAGGTGAGTTGAACGTATAGGAAGCGTACTGATTGCCGTTAGGTAAGTCATGGATACCTGCGCCTAGTGCTACGTTAAACTGAATAGGAAGCTTGTTCTTACGTGCTGTAGTAGAGATAAAACCATTCAATGCTTTGACGCTAAGCTTATTCTTAATGTCTGTAACGAATGGCATATCAACGTAGTCACCTGTGATACGCTTACCTTCTTCATCTGTAGCATCATCAAGAGTGATGAAACCAAAGACAACCATAGTGCGACTAATAGAACGTATAAGGTTCTTTACAGCCTCTGATGCTGCATCCCAATCTTTGATGTAGCCTGGACGACCTAAGTTAAAGCCACCCTTGGTGTCCTTGAAGTCACCCTTAAGATCAGTAACCATTACTGTCTTGTTCATGGCGTTTAGCTCACTGTCAAACTGCGTCCACTGCTGACGTATAGCGAAGATGCGGATCTTAGGGTTCTCTGTGTAGATAGCCGTGTCCTCATCTAAGGTAAGCTTGTAGACGCCTACAGGCATTACCTCTGTCTTGATGTTCTTGCCAGCTACCTCCATCAGCCCCATAGTTGGCTGGTGTACCTGTGTTAGTCGTGCTAGAGATGACTTAGCAGAGGAGTTACCTGTACTAGCTACTCCCATCATCTCTGCTAGGGATACCCCTGATTCATTTGCTACTGTTAGTTGTGTACTCATAGTTTTTCTACCTTTTTTATCTTAGTTTGAATAGACAGTTATACATTAAACGTCCACTGTGTCAAGCCAGTTTATACCTATTTTTGCTTCTAATAGTAGAGGTACATTCATTGTCACACCGTATGCCTTCTCTACTAAATCGTTTAAGTCGTTGTTCAAGTCATTAACTATCTGTATTACTTGATCTTCCTCCTCTGGATGTATGTCAATTACTGTTGAGTCATGCACTGTATTAACGAGGCAAGAATGCAACAGTTTTAATCTATCTTCTAACTCATTCAAGACTACAGGAACTACGTCACCTGTTGCAAAGCCTTGCACTGGATAGTTCTTAATCATAGTAAAGAATGTAGGTGTGCCATTCTCTCTGCGTTCACAGCCAGGGAATGCGTACTGCCTACCTGACACGTTAGTAATTTTCTGTAGACGTATAGCTTCGTCACCTAACTTCTTGTGCCACTTAGCTATCCCTTTGTATTTGTTGATAAACTCCTTATAGTAAGCAGCCTCTGCCTTACTCCTGCCATATCCACTGGCCCCAAAAAGAGGAGCAAAAGTATGTTCCTTCCCTTGCTGACGAGTAGTAGGCTGACCTGCATCAGAGATAACCTTGGCAGTGTAGCTGTGTACGTCAAAGCCTGTAGCTATCTCTTCCATAGCAGTTTCATCTTGTGCTAGGAACGCAGCAGTTCTGAACTCAAGCTGAGCAAAGTCAGCCTCACATATCTTACCGCCAGCCCAACGAGATACAAACACACGCTTTACTGGGAACGTACCGCCTCTGGGCATGTTCTGCATATTAGGGTTCCTACCGCTAAATCTACCAGTGGCAGTGATGTGTTGAGTGAGACTAACGTGGAGGTAGCAGTCCCCTCTGGTAAAGTCTGAGATACCTTCGACAAAGGAACTGAGGTAGGAGCTAATAGCAGATAGCCTACGCAGATCGCTAAGAAAAACCACAGCATAGTCCATACCTTTCGTTTTAGCATTCGATATAAGAACATCTAATTTATCCTTTCCTGTTCCAAAACCATTTGCACTAACCCAAGTCTTACCTGGAGGATAGAAACCTAGCCCTGCAAGCTTGTCTAGCTTCTTTAGTTGGTAGCCTCTAGCGTTGCAGTCCTTACAGTTGTTAGGCTTAGCGTAAGGCGTACCATCTTTCTTCTGCTTGAACGTCTTACCTTTACCCTTACACGTAGGGCAGGTAAAAGCTTTAGTCTTGTATGTACGTTCTGTGTTGGTGTCTACGATATGCTTGAACTCTTTACGGTTACCTGCATAGTCAAACAAGTCAACCCAAGTCTTCTTATCATTGATAGTACAGCTATAGACTACACTAGACATTTGCTCTGGTGAGTTCATGTTTACTGGTGTATCACCCATTAGCATACGTATCTGCTTGCTGAGCCGTTCTTCTATAGCTATCTTCTCTTCTTCAAACTCCTTACGTACAGCTTCTAAGGCGGTTCTATCCACCCTGATCCCTGACATGTACATTCTTGTAAGGGTTTTACAGGTTCTGAATGTAACGGCTCTGACGGGTAGTAGGGATTCAGATCCAGGGTTGGCATAGTCAGCTTCGATGGCGAAGAACAACTCACGAGTAACGTCAAGGTCACGGCGCAGATAAAAGCTAAGCTCTTTGAGGGGTATTTCATTGGTATTATATCCTTTCTTAAAGTACTCCTTTAAAGTATCGTCTTTCTGGAAGTCTAGTTCACGGCGCTGGGCGCACCCGTCCATACTCAGTACATCTTTTTTTCCTCTCAGTAAAATGTATTCAGCTAACATAGTGTCATATATGTCACCATCATACGTGAAGCCGCACTCCCATAACCACATTAGGTCATGCTGTGCGTTATGCATAATTAGTAGTGTAGTCTGATCTAGGATCAGTTGTATCTGCTTAGCTTGTAGGCCAGAGTTGTCCTTCTTTTCTACATGGTCTAACGTAAAGATGTTTGTCTCATTAACGTTGTCTATGTTCTGCGTACCTACTTGAGTAAGCGTATTGCCAGGCTCAAAGGGGTCCATGTGTAGTCTACCATTACGCTTGGTAGTTGTGTTCTCAACGTCTAATACTAATCTCATCCATCTATCCTCTTACGCCGTGTACTGACTACGATCTCCGTCTAGTTCGCAATGTACGACACCATGCCATCCACCCTTAAGCTTGTTCTTAGCTATGTTCAAGTGCCTTTGTGGATCTTGTTCGTCAGCACCCTCAACTAACTTGTTACGAGAGATCAGTAACATCAGGTCAGCTTCACTTGCCTTGCCTGTCTTACTGCCTTCCATCATACTCTGATCAACGTACACCTTACCTTCTGCATCTGCTGATAGCTGGGACATCCAGATGATAGCGCAGTTGTGCTGCTTGGCTATGTTACGTGCATGAATAGCAGCATCCTTAAGATATACGTGTGAGTCAGAGCCACCCTTAGAGGCAAACTTATCTCCCATGTCAAGTACGACTACATCAGGAGAGCAAGCCTTAACAACAGCCTCTACCCACGCCATATCCTTGCCTGTGCTATCCTTGATATAGATGTTCTCACTGACAGTCTTGTAGCGTGTCGCAGCGAGTGCGTAGTTGCCCTTAACCTCTTCCATTGACATAGTAGTAGCGGCACTAAGATACCTAGCTCCTACACGATGTGATGGCTCCTCATTGCACAGTACCATACACTTAGCACCCTGATCAGCAAAGCCACCTGGTGATGCTAGAGTAGAGGCATGGAAGCTTGTCTTACCAGTGTTAGGTCTAGCACCTACAATAACGAAATGCCCAGCGCTGATACCTTCTACTCTCTTTCTAAGTGACGGTATGTTCCATTTCCACTGGCATTCAATATCATTAGCCTTAAGTAAAGTATCAATAGACATGTCATCCCAATCAACCTTGAGGTTAGGCATGAAGTCATCCTGATAGTTCTGTATCAAGTTACGCAAGGGTTCTAGGCTATGGTCACCACCGTTGACATAATCAAAGCCAATGTTAGCTACCTCTTCGCCTACTACCTGTTGAAACATCTTAGACAGGACTTCTTCAGCTATACCTTGAGACATAGCATCTTCTTTGTTTATCCTACGGAAGACATCCTTGTATGACTCCTTGTTAGCCGTAGTTAAGGTGTTGTTACTAAAGAATAAAGCCTCTAACTCTGCTACACTCAGGTCTTTCTCATAGGTATCCATAGCGTAGTCAATGGTCTTCTTTACAAGACGTATATCCTTGGTGAATAGTTTATCTGGGCAACGTACTCCTTTGTTGTTATCATAGAACTCTTTGTTCAAGAGGGTCTTGACAAGTGCAAACTCCATCATGCGTACACCTGTCTAATAGCAACTATCTCACGTTGCGTGTACGCTATCTCTACCTCAAGCTCTTTACGCTTAGGTGTTAGCTTTTTAGTAGTACCTAGAACTGCTAGGCGCTGGGCTTCTAGCTCTGATACCTGATCCTTTAGTTGTCGTAGATTCTTACTCATCTCTGGCTCTCCTTCTCTACTGCATAGAACATACCTTCTGTCCTACTCATTGATATAAATAAATCTCTTAGCTGCTGATATGACATGTACAACATCTGGTACTCATCTAAGTCATCATCAAACTGCCTAATATAAACTGTATCGTCTTCTCCTATAATCATTTCTACATCATTGAAGGCATCACCTTCATCTAAACTGGTGATGACAGATGCATCACTCTCAAACTCAACTGTGAACATTGTTAATTTTTGCTCTCTCTATTGCTCTTTTACGTTCTGACTCGTTAAAGTCCCTTATGTCTTGCTGGTCATACTCCGTTGTATGGTTTAGTTGTTGTTGTAACTCTTCTATCTTCTCGTTAGCCATCTTTAGCTCACGTTGTAGGTTCTCTATTTCTCCACACATACTCATAACTCTTACCTCTAATCTAGCTAAGCTCACCTAATGCCTCCCATGAAACAGGGAATAAGTCAAGCATTATTTCATTTATCTGATCTGCTACTACTCTTGTTTCGTATTGTGTATCTGACTTACACCGTAGGTTACACATGTCAGAGAATGCATCCAAGCTACCTGACCAGTACCACTCAGTCATGGTGGACTGTGGCAGCACCATACGTGCTTGCTCTGGTGCGACACCTTGCTTAAGTAAGTCTTTGTATGCCTTATTACACCATACATCATGCTTAGCTAAGGTACGCATACCAGAGTAAGATAATTCTACCTTACCTTCACTGCCCTGCTTCTTATCATCACTCTTGCCTCGCCACTCACTAGGCACATAGAACTCTGGCTCATCATCCACGTAGCGCCTAGATATTTCGTTCCATCTCAAGAACTTATGCTTGACAAGCTGCCTAGCTACAAACACGGGAGCCTTAACGTGAAAGCTTGCAAAGGCATGACCAAAGGGTGACGTATGCTTGTACTTGGCTAAGTATTTAATGAGCCTAGTGTCGCCCTCAGTCATCTCTGTGTGATTCTTACCAAAGCTAACCCTGGCTGCGTTCACTACAGACAAGTCACTGCCCATGTGATCCACGTAAGTA